ATATGGAGCATCAGACGTTACTAAGCGAAACAGAAATGGACAGACAGCGTCTGGCTTATATTCTCTTTTTATCCCAATGGAGTGGAACTACGAAGGATTTATTGATGAGCACGGAAGCCCAGTCTTCGATACTCCGGATCATGAAGTCTTCGATCCACATGGGGAATTAATAGATATAGGTGTTGTAGACAGTTGGCAAAACGAAGCTGATGGTTTAAAAAACGATCAAGATGCATTGAACGAATTTTACAGACAGTTTCCAAGAACTACTGAACATGCATTTAGAGATGAAACAAAAAACAGTATATTTAACTTAGTTAAACTATACGAACAAATAGATTACAACGAGGAAATGTCTAGAACATTAGGTATTACTAGAGGTAATTTTCAATGGGTCAACGGTATAAAAGATTCAAAAGTAATATTTTATCCAGACCCTAAGGGTAGATTTAAAGTAAGTTGGGTGCCACCAACAAATATACAAAACAAAGTTGTAATTAAAAATGGTGTTAAATGGCCTGGCAACGAACACATGGGTGCTTTTGGTTGTGATAGCTACGATATATCAGGAACTGTAGATGGTGTAGGTTCTAAAGGTGCTTTGCATGGACTGACTAAGTTTAGTATGGAAGACGCGCCAGCTAATACATTTTTCTTAGAGTATTTAGCAAGACCTCAGACTGCAGAGATATTCTTTGAAGACGTTCTAATGGCATTAGTATTTTACGGGATGCCTTTACTTGCAGAGAACAATAAACCTCGTCTATTGTATTATTTACGAAGGCGTGGTTACAGAGGTTTTAGTATGAATAGACCTGATAAAATATGGAATAAATTATCTGTAGCAGAAAAAGAAGTGGGTGGTATACCTAACTCAAGTGAAGATATAAAACAAGCCCATGCAGCTGCTATTGAAATGTATATACAAAGCCATGTAGGTATGGCGCAAGATGGTACTTTTGGTAATTGTTATTTTAATGAATTACTAAATGACTGGGCTAAATTTGATATAAACAAAAGAACAAAGCATGACGCGTCTATAAGCTCAGGACTTGCTATAATGGCTAACAACAGGCATTTATATAGACCAAATGCTAAAATAGAAAAACCAAAACTAAATATAAGTATTGCTAAGTATACAAATAATGGTAGTACATCTAAATTAATTAAAGAATAAATATGGCAGAGTCTGTTATAAATAATTATTTTCCTTCTCAAGTTGTAAGTGACTTAGAGAAAATAAGCTATGATTATGGTTTAAGAGTAGCAAAAGCTATTGAGTCAGAGTGGTTTCAAACTGATAGAGGTTCTAATAGATATAGAACTAATCATAATAATTTTCACAAGCTAAGACTATATGCTAGAGGAGAGCAGTCAATACAAAAATATAAAGATGAGTTATCTATAAACGGTGATTTATCTTATCTTAATTTAGACTGGACACCAGTACCTATTATACCTAAGTTTGTAGATATAGTTGTTAACGGTATTGCAGAAAGAACATACGATGTAAAAGCTTATTCACAAGATCCATACGGTGTTAGTAAAAGAACAGAGTACATGGAATCTATGTTAAGAGATATGAGATCAAGAGAGTTTAACGATTTTGCTCAAGAAAACTTTAACATGAATACTTATGAAAATCCAAAAGAGCTTTTGCCAGACACAGAGGAAGAGTTAAAGTTACACATGCAACTTAGTTACAAACAAGCTGTTGAGCTAGCTAACGAACAAGCTATTAACACTATAATGGAAGGTAATAGATACGAGCTAACTAAAAAACGTTTTTATTACGATCTTACAGTTTTAGGTATAGGAGCTGTTAAAACAGATTTTAACACTTCAGAAGGTACTACAGTAAAATATGTAGATCCAGTAGATTTAGTTTATTCATACACTGAGTCACCATACTTTGATGATATATACTATGTTGGTGAGGTTAAAAGCGTACCAATAAATGAACTAGTAAAACAATTTCCACATCTAACGCATGAAGAGCTAGAAGATATAGTTAAAAATAAAGGTGTTTACCAAAGCAATTACAATAGAACTGGTAGTAATTTAAAAGAAGAAGACAATAATAAAGTTCAAGTTTTATATTTTAATTATAAAACATATATGAACGAGGTTTATAAAGTAAAAGAAACTGGTACTGGTGCTGATAAAATACTACCTAAAGATGATACTTTTAACCCACCTGAAGATGTAGATGGATTTTCAAAACTACACAGATCAATTGAATGTTTATACGAAGGTGCTTTAATACTAGGTACTGATAAATTACTTAGGTGGGAAATGGCTAAAAACATGATGAGGCCTAAAAGTGATTTTACTAAAGTAAAAATGAATTATGCTATTGTAGCACCGCGTATGTATAAAGGTCGTATAGAATCTTTAGTAAAACGTATCACTGGTTTTGCTGATATGATACAGCTTACTCATTTAAAGCTACAACAAGTATTATCGCGTCTAGTTCCAGATGGTGTTTATTTAGATGCTGATGGACTTGCTGAAATAGATTTAGGTAATGGTACAAACTACAATCCACAAGAAGCTTTAAATATGTTCTTTCAAACAGGTTCTGTAATTGGTAGATCAATGACTGCTGATGGAGATATGAACCCTGGTAAAGTGCCAATACAAGAAATACAATCAGGTTCAGGCGGGCAAAAAATGCAAAGCTTAATTCAAACATACAACTACTACATGCAAATGATCAGAGATACTACTGGTCTTAATGAAGCTAGAGATGGTAGTATGCCAGATAAAAACGCTTTAGTTGGAGTACAGAAACTAGCAGCGGCTAATAGTAATACAGCAACAAGGCACATATTACAGTCTGGTTTGTTTTTAACTTCTGAAGTTGCACAGTGTTTATCGCTTAGAATATCTGATATATTAGAGTATTCACCAACTGCAGAGGCTTTTATACAGCAAGTTGGTGCTCATAATGTTGCAACGTTAGAAGAGATAAAAGAATTACATTTATATGACTTTGGTATATTTATAGAACTAATGCCCGATGAAGAAGAAAAACAAATGTTAGAAAATAATATTCAAATGGCGTTGCAGCAAAAATTAATAGAACTTGCCGATGCTATTGATCTTAGAGAGATTAAAAACATTAAACTAGCTAATCAGCTTTTAAAAATACGCAGAGAAAAGAAAATAGAAAAAGACCAGCAGTTGCAAGAAAGAAATATGCAAATGCAATCGCAAACAAACCAACAAGCTGCACAGGCAAAATCACAAGCTGATATGCAAGCTAACCAGCAAAAAGTTCAAGGTGAAATACAGCTAGAACAAACAAAAGCAGAGTTAAAAATTCAACAACTTCAGCAAGAGTTACAGATGAAAAAAGAATTAATGGCGGCAGAGTTTGAGTATAACATGCAGCTACGTCAAATGGAAGCTGAGGCAGTTGATAAAAAAGAAAATCAAAAAGAAAATCGTAAAGACGAAAGAACCAAAATTCAAGCTACACAACAAAGTGAACTTATAGACCAAAGAAATAATGGTAAAGCACCTAAAAACTTTGAGTCTGCAGGTAATGATAATATAGGTGGCGCTTTGAATATGGTTGACAGTATGTAACAAATTATTAATTATTATTATATTATATTATGGAAGAAAACGTAGAAAACGTAGTTGAAGAAACTACACAAGAAACTGTAGAAACAGTTGAAGAAAATAAACCACAAGTTAACGAAGAAGGTGATAGAGTTGTTAACTTAAGTAAACCAATAGAAAATAAAACTAAAGAAGACAACCCTGTCGACGAGGGAGTGGCTAGAGTCAATGAAAATGCCGATGCCACAGAAAAACAAGAAGAAGTACAACCGGAAGAACAAGCACAAGAAGACACTCCAGTATTAGAAGAAGTTACTGAAGAAGAAGTTAAAGAGCAAGTAGAAGATTTAGCTGAACAAGCTCAAGAAGCTATGTTAGAGTCTGCTAAAACTGGCAAAGCAATACCTGAAAATTTACAAAAAGTTGTAGATTTTATGGATGAAACCGGTGGTACATTAGAAGATTACGTACGTCTTAACCAAGATTTTTCTAGTTATGATGATATGACAGTGCTTAGAGAGTACTATAAACAAACAAAATCTCATTTAACATCAGAAGAAGTGGAGTTTTTAATTGATGACTCGTTTTCGTATGACGAAGAAGTTGATGAAGAAAGAGATATTAAAAAGAAAAAAATAGCGTTAAAAGAGCAAGTTGCCAACGCTAAAAGCCACTTAGACGGGCAAAAGTCTAAATACTATGAAGAAATTAAAGCTGGAAGCAAACTCACTAGTGAGCAGCAAAAAGCTATAAATTTCTTTAATAGATATAACAAAGAGTCAGAAGAGACTAAAAAAATAGCGGAAAAACAAACTAATACTTTTAAATTAAAAACTCAACAAGTTTTTAACGATAAATTCAAAGGTTTTGAATATAACGTCGGAGATAAAAAATATAGGTTTAACGTGAAGAACGCTAATGAGATTAAAGAAACTCAAGGTGATATTAATAATTTTGTCAAGAAGTTCTTGAATGAAAATAATGAAATGTCAGATGCTAAGGGTTATCATAAATCTTTATTTACAGCAATGAATCCCGACGCTATTGCTAATCACTTTTATGAACAAGGAAAAGCTGATGCTATGAAAGATAGTGTTGCCAAGGCCAAAAACGTAAGTATGAATCCAAGGCAATCATTTTCTAACGATAACACAAGTGGTCCTAGAGTAAGAGCGCTTAGCGATGATTCTCCTAGCTTTAAGTTTAAAATTAAAAATAAATAAATAAATTTAAAATTACAAAATTATGGCAATATCAAATCCTGGCCCAGGTCACTCGGGCACGTCGGGTAGTTTAAATAGTGTTCCAGCATCTGCTAAGGCAACATTATCTTCAAACTACATCGATTTTACAAGCTCAGCAACTAAAGGTTGGGCGCAACAATATTTACCAGATCTTATGGAAAAAGAAGCTGAAGTTTTTGGAAACAGAACTATCTCAGGTTTTCTTGCACAAGTAGGAGCTGAAGAGGCTATGACGTCTGACCAAGTAGTTTGGTCTGAACAAGGTAGACTACATTTATCGTACACAGGTACTATTAACAATACTTCTGGTGTGTTTACAGTGTCAAATGATATTGACGGAAACACGGTTGCTTCTGGTGATCATGGTATTCGTATTAATGACATGTGTATCGTTGCTACTGCAGAAGGTACTATTAAGTGTTTATGTACAGCTGCTGCAGCTACTACTGCAACTCTACTTCCTTATGAGCAAGCAAATATAGACGATGCTACTGCTTTTGGAACTGGAACTACTGAAGCTGCTACAGTATTAGTTATAGGTTCTGAGTTTGGTAAAGGTAAGCAAGGTCAAGGTGGTACTTCATCATCAACTGCTGGTTATGGAAACGTTGAACCTTCTTTTAAATCTTTTACTAATAAACCAATAATCATGAAAGATTATTACGAAGTTTCAGGATCTGATACTTCTGCTGTTGGTTGGGTTGAAATTACTGGTGAAGAAGGACAAAACGGTTACCTATGGTATTTAAAAGCTGAAGGTGATACTAGAGCTCGTTTCACTGATTATTTAGAAATGACTATGTTAGAGGCTGTTTTAGGTATTCCTAACAACTCTACTGCAGAAGGTACTATTGGAACTGCTGGTGATACTTTTGGTTCTGAAGGTCTTTTTGCTGCTATTGAAACTAGAGGTAATGTTACTACTGGTGTTACTGGTATTAATGCCGCTACTGATTTAGCTGAGTTTGACGCTATCTTAGCTGAGTTTGACAAGCAAGGTGCTATTGAAGAAAACATGATGTTTGTTAACAGAGGAACTAGCTTAGCTATGGACGATATGTTAGCTGCAATGAATTCTTACGGGGCTGGAGGTACATCTTATGGTGTATTTAACAACTCTGAAGATATGGCATTAAACTTAGGTTTCTCTGGTTTCAGAAGAGGTTCTTATGACTTCTACAAATCTGACTTCAGATACTTAAATGATTTAGCTACAAGAGGTAGTATAAACTCTAGAGACGTTGTAGCTCCAATTAGAGGGGTTATTATTCCTGCTGGAGTATCTACTGTTTACGATCAATCTTTAGGTAAAAACTTGAAAAGACCTTTCTTACACGTAAGATATAGAGCTTCTCAAACAGAATCAAGAAAAATGAAAACTTGGGTTACTGGATCAGTTGGAGCTGTTACTTCTGACTTAGACGCAATGCAAGTTCATTATTTATCTGAAAGATGTCTAGTTACACAAGGTGCTAACAATTTCATGTTAATGAAATAAGCACTGTTTATTATAAAGAACCGGGGCTTCGGCCTCGGTCCTTTTATTTATTAATTTTATTATATATTATATTATGGCAAAAAAACAAAAAACACAAGAGGTAGAGGTACCTGTTGTTGAAACTCCAGTAGTTGAAACACCAAAACCTAAAAAAGTTGAACCTAAAAAACCAACTTGGGAAATAAAAGATAGAACATATTTTATAAAAGGTGGTAAAAAACCATTATCATACACTATAAAATCTGCAAACATACATTGGTTTGACGAAGAAAAAGGATATGAAAGAGAATTAAAATATTGTTCTAACCAAAAAACACCGTTTGTTGATGAAATGATTGGTGATCAAAGATTAGAACATATAGTTTTTAGAAGTGGAGTTCTTATGGTTCCTAGAACTAAGACTGTTTTACAAAAACTACTTTCTTTATACCATCCTCACAAAGACAAGTTGTATAGAGAGTTTAAACCTCAAGTTCAAGCAGAAAATGAAATTGACTTTTTAGAAATGGAAGTTGAAGCGTTAAACGCAGCGATGAACTTAGATATTGATATGGCAGAGGCAGTTATGCGTGTAGACCTTGGCTCTAGAGTGTCAGAGATGAGCTCTAAAGAGCTTAAAAGAGATTTGCTATTATATGCTAAAAGAAATCCTGGTTTATTCTTAGAGTTAATTAATGATGAAAATGTTTCTCTTAGAAACGTTGGTATTAAAGCAACAGAAGTAGGGTTGTTAAAATTATCTTCAGATCAAAGAACATTTATGTGGGGTTCTAATGATAGAAAACTAATGAACGTTCCATTTGACGAACATCCATATTCAGCTTTAGCCGCTTGGTTTAAAACTGATGAAGGTATGGAAATCTATGCAAACATAGAAAAACAATTAAAATAATCAAACTGTAGAGCAGTCGCTCTTCGGAGCGATTGCAAACTACAATAAATAAATATGGTAAATATAGATAGCGTATATCAAAAAGTACTAGCTTTAGCTAACAAAGAGCAGAGAGGTTATATAACACCACAAGAATTTAACTTATTTGCTAACCATGCTCAAATAGATATTTTTGAGCAATACTTTTATGATTTAAATCAATTTGATAGAAGTAAAGAAAATGATCTTGAGTATTCTGGTATGATGAATATTTTAGAAGAAAAAATATCTGTGTTTGAAAAATTCAAAGTAGCCATGTCAGCTATGAGTGGTAATCAAGCTACACTACCAACCGACTTATATAGACTAGGAACTGTATTTTACGGTGCAGCTGGTTATGATGTTGAAGTAGAAAAAGTAGGTAAAAAAGAATTAGAGTATATGCTAAGAACCTCTCTAGCAGTACCTGTAGATGCAAGACCTGTTTACGTAAGAAAGTCTGATACTTTGTTAAAAATATTTCCTGCTTCACCATCTACATCTTATTCAACATCAAATATAACTTGTAACTATATAAAAAAACCTACTAAAGTAGTTTGGACCTATAATGTTGTAGCTGGAAATGCTTTATACAACTCTACAGCTGCTGATGCACAAAACTTTGAGTTACATGCTTCAGAAGAAACAGAGTTGGTTTATAAAATACTAGAACTTGCTGGTATTACGCTAAACAAACCAGGTTTAGTTCAATTAGCAGGAACAGAAGACATGCAAAAACAACAACAAGAAAAACAATAATAAATGGGATTACTAGACAATCAAACTCAAGCTCAATATCAAGCAGGTACTTTAGGTGGTTATCAATTTGTTTCTTTAGAAACTATAATAAATCAATTTATTATTGCTTATGTTGGTGAAGAAAAAATAATTACAAAAGCAAAGAGAATGGATATTGCTTTTCATGCTCAAAGAGCTTTACAAGAGTTAAGTTTTGATACGTTTAAATCTACAAAAGCACAAGAAATAGAAGTACCTAATACTTTACAAATGCTTTTACCACAAGATTATGTTAACTATGTTAAGTTAACTTGGAAAGATGGCGCGGGTATTGAAAGAATAATATATCCTGCTATAAAAACTTCAAATCCTAAAAATATAAAACAAAACGCTGACGGTACTTATAATTTGACAGTTGGTGATGAATTAGACTTTGATGCTGAGTCTGATACTTGGACAGATTATAAAGCACATACATCAACCACAACTACTGATGATTACGAAGACAATACTGAGTGGGTTAATAGCGGTGAAAGGTATGGTATAGAACCTCAACACGCTCAAGCTAACGGCTCTTACTATATAGACGAGCTTGCTGGTAAAATACACTTTAGTTCTTTTCTTTCTGGTAAAACTATAACGTTAAAATATATAAGCGATAGCTTAGGTACAGATGCTGAAATGCAAGTGCATAAGTTTGCAGAAGAAGCGATGTACAAGTGTATAGCACACGCAGTACTAGCTACAAGAAAAGATATGCCAGAGTATTTAGTGGCAAGATTTAAAAAAGAAAAACGAGCTGCAATAAGAACAGCTAAATTAAGACTATCAAACATTAAAATTGAAGAACTTACTCAAGTACTAAGAGGTAAGTCCAAACACATAAAACACTAGTCCATGCCAGAGTTAAAAAGAAATTTTGCTCAGGGGAAAATGAATAAGGATCTTGATGAAAGATTACTTCCACCTGGTGAATACAGAGATGCAAACAATATTCAGGTATCAACATCAGACGGAGCTGATGTAGGTACTGTGCAAACAATGCTTGGTAATACTAGATTTATAAATTCTACTTCTTTACCTGCAGACTGTAAGTGTGTAGGTGCTATTGCAGATGGTAAAACAGATAAGTTATATTGGTTTGTGCAAGGACCTGGTAAGTTTAGTTCAGAGGCAATAAAATATGATTTTATACTTGAGGTAAATGTAGAGTATAGCCAAGTTAAATATATTGTTGTAGATAACTGGCAAACAATATTAACAACAAACACTGGTACAACTAACGGTGCTGTTTTAAGATTTGCAGATGCAGCTGGAGTTAGAGCTGGTATGTATGCTGTGTTTAATGATACTAATGGAAACCCACAAAGATGGGAGGTATTGTCTGTTATTAGCAACGTTGTAACTTTAGCACCACTAAATGGTGTTGCAATATCTCTAACTATAGACGCCTCTACAACTGTTGTTTTTGAAGCGCCTAGAGTATTAAATTTCTCTGGAGATATTATAACAGCAATAAATATAATAGAAGACAATCTTTTTTGGACAGATAATCAGTCTGAACCTAAAAAAATAAATATCACAAGATGTAAACTTGGTACTGGTAAATTAACAAATGTACCTGACACTAATGTTTCTAGTGATATACCTAGCCCGGCCGCATTGCAAAATGCACCTTTCAATGGCCACAATTACAATATACATACTAGACTAGTTTCAACACTAGATGACGCTGTAGGACCAGAGGTCATGACTAACGCTGCTGGTAACAAAGCTGTGTTTTTGCAAGAAGAGCATGTTACTGTTATTAGAAAAAATCCTGTAACACCTCTTTACTTAGAAATGTCTTCTACAACAATAGATAGATATAATCAAAATGGTGTTGCTAACAATATTATAACAACTATAGCTGCAACAAAGTTTACAGATGGGAATGGAGTACCACACGCAACCGGCTTTGTAAAAGTAGATGTATTTTTTACTACTGCAGTTGATTTTAGAATAGGAGATGTTATTGTTGCAAAATCTCAAGACAACCAAAGCAGTTATAGTGACTTTTCAGATTATGAGGTTAGAGCTGAAATAACAGCTGTGCCATCACAACATCAACCGCCAAACACTATTATGCCTGGTGTAACAGGTAATGCGTATGAATTAACAATACTTAGCGTTGCTAATAACGCATCAAGTTCTGATGAAACATGGTCAGTAACTTTAGAGCAAAAGAAACCTTTATTTGAGTTTAAATTTCCTAGATTTTCTTATAGATACAAATATGTAGATGGTGAATACTCTACATTTGCACCTTGGTCTGAAGTTGCTTTTATGCCTGGTAATTTTGATTATTTACCTAAGCAAGCATACAATTTAGGTATGACAAACAATTTAAGGTCCTTAACTCTTAAAAATTATATAGTTGAAGATTCTTTAAGACCTAGAGATGTTGTTGAAGTTGATATTTTATATAAAGAAAGTAATTCACCTTTGTGTTACACGGTTAAAACAATAAAACCTGCTGATGGTGATTTAATATGGCCTAACACAAGTCAAGATCCGTACGAAAGAGGTAGACTTAACATTGAGTCTGAAATGATACACGCTGTTTTACCAGCTAATCAATTATTAAGACCATGGGACAATGTTCCAAGATATGCTAAAGCGCAAGAAGTTACAGCTAATAGGCTTGTTTACGCTAACTATAAACAAAATTATAACATTGTAAGTAACGGATCAATAATAAGACCTAATTTAGATGTTTCATTAATTAGTGCTAGTTTTGAAAATAATACAGGAACAAAATCTATTAAAACAATGCGTAATTACCAATTAGGTATTGTTTATGGTGATGAATATGGTAGGGAAACTCCTGTTTTAACAGACCCTGTAACTGGTTCGATAAAAATTGATGTAGAAGAAGCAACAAAAAGTAATAAATTACAAGTAAAGATAAATTCTGTAGCTCCTGACTGGGCTAAAACTTGGAAGTTTTATGTTAAAGAAACTTCTAACGAGTATTATAACTTAGCTATGGATAGATGGTATGATGCGCAAGATGATTGCGTTTGGCTTTCTTTTCCATCAGCTGAAAGAAACAAAATAGACGAAGAAACATTTTTAATTCTTAAAAAACAACACGATAATAATTCTGCTTTAACGCAAGAAGCTAGGTATAAATGCATTGCAATTGATAATGATGCCCCGCAATATATTAAAAAGAAAAGAACTTCTTTAGGTATAATAGTAAATGCAACTTACAATGGTGTTGTTGACAATCTTATTGGTGATTCATCAAGCGGATTTCCTTTTGTAAATACAAATTTTTTCACAGTAGCAAGCGATAATGCAGATAATATTTGGGGCGCAGATTTTTGGGCTTATGACAATTTAGAAGTAAAGTTTACATCTTCAATTGGTGATCAATCAAAGTATTATGAAGTTGTTAAAGCAGCGCCTAGCGGTAACAACGAATACAACATAACTTTAAAAGAAAAGTTTGGAGATGATATGTTATTTGCAACAACTGATGATCCACAGACTTGGGCAAATAGATTAGGCGCTAGTGATGCAACAACTCTTCAAGTAGAGTTGTCTTACGTAGAGTATGAAAACAAACCTGAATTTGACGGTAGATTTTTTGTAAAGATAAATAAAGATTTAGCTTTAAAACAAAACTTATTAAGCACAGCAGATCCTGATAGCTATGTTGTTTCTAATGCAAGTAAGGTTCAATACATAAATACTTTGCAAGGGGCAAGTTCTAGCAGTACTGGTATTGACGGTGTTTTACTAGGTGGTAATGGAACTAGTAATACAGTGTTAGGTATTACAGAGAAGCATATAGGGCAAAACGCTAGCGGTGTCCGTACATGGACTAATGGATCTACTACTTACACTTGGGCACCAAGTTTTTATACTCAAGCAGATTTTTACCAAACAAGCAATAAAAACAACGCTTCTAAAACCGAGGCTAGGCAGTTTTGGTATCATTTTGGCACTACACATAAAAACCATGATAAGGGTAATTGGTTTATAGACGAAGCTGCTGTTCAAGCAACGGTAAATAATCAAAGATTTGACGGCTTAAATGGGTGTGGAAATAATTTTACTTATGATAATGGTATTGCTGGTGGTGTAGGACCTAGAGAAGGTGGTGCTGTTTTTAACCATCCAACAGCTGGGTTGTTAAACCTGCACATTGGTAAAATGCAAAATGCAAATAGCACTCAATTTTCTGGCGTTGGTGACGTGCCAAATGGTAAAGGTATACATGCGCAACGCTACGCTATGGACCTTGCTTTTTCTGGTATATGGCCGTATGGAGCTGATATTGGTACTCCAGAAAGTATTGTAAATAGAATACAAGACGCTGTGAACACTATGCCACAATACCAACAAGATGTTGAGTTTGCAAAAGCTTTGTTTACTGTTGGTTCTAAATTTAGATTTAAAAATGATCCAGACAGCATTGTATATACCGTACTTTATGTAAGAGAGCTTTATGGATTAAGAAATTACGATCCAGACTATGGTGGTAGTGATTGTAATGATGATGGTGATGCTGATTCTCCAAACCATGCTTGGAACAAAAGACAACGTTGGACTATTGTTGTTGATAAACAGTTTGGTAGTGGGCCGTCAGAGTTTTGGCCTTTAGACATAAAACATGATGGTTCTGCTGGTCAAGTTATAGAGGTGTTAGAAGTATATAGCGATGAGGGTGGTTATTCTAGTGAAAACCCTGCTATATGGGAAACAGAACCAAAAGAAGATGTAGGGCTTGATATATATTACGAAGCTTCTCAAGCTTACCCAATGGATATAGATTTTAAAACAAACGAACAATTTATACCTGTAGGCTCAACTGTTAAGCATTTTGTTAGTGGTGAATGGGTAAATATTTATTACGACGGTAGCTCTAATGATACTACTATTGCTGTAAAAACTTATTCTTCTAGTGATCAAAAAGTAACGCTAGATGATGCTTCTGTAGCAATATCAGCTAATGAAAAAATTAAGTTTGTACACCCAGATGGAAGTGCTGTTCATGCTTATGTAAAAACGGCTGTTTCAGCTGGAGACACATCTATAATACTTCATGGTAATGGAAACAATACAGTTCAAGCATATAGACCACATAATCAAGATATAATTTTACCATACTTTAATTGTTATTCTTTTGGAAATGGTGTTGAGTCTGATAGAGTAAGAGATGATTATAATCAAGTTAGAATTGGCAAAGGAGTGAAAGCATCTACAGTTTTAGCAGAGCAATATAAAGAGGAGCATAGACCAAATGGCTTAATATTCTCTGGTATTTACAATAGTAATAGTGGTGTTAATAGGTTAAATCAATTTATACAAGCAGAACCAATAACAAAAGATTTAAATCCTAGCTACGGAAGTATACAGAAACTTTATGCAAGAGATACAGATTTAATAACTTTATGTGAAGATAAAGTATTAAGAATATTATCTAAAAAAGATGCATTATTTAATGCTGATGGTAAAGCAAATGTAACTTCTAATGCAATGGTGTTAGGGCAAGCAATACCTTTTGTCGGTGATTACGGTATATCAACTAATCCAGAATCTTTTGCCGTAGACAACTACAGAGCTTATTTTACAGATAGACAAAGAGGTGCGGTTATAAGGTTATCAAGAGATGGCATAACACCAATATCAGAACATGGTATGAGAAGTTGGTTTAGAGATAATTTTGGAAAAGTTTATGTAGACCAAGCAATTGGTAATTTTGATAAAGACAAAAATACTTATAATTTAACTATAAAAACAACAACAGACAGAGGTGGTGATAAACAAAACAATGTTAATTATACACTTGCTTTTAAAGAGTCTGTTAGAGGTTGGCAAAGTTTTCACAGCTTTACACCAGAATATGGTATAAGCTCTAACAACAAGTACTTTACATTTAAAGACGGCTTTCCTTGGCAACACCACGTTAATAATGTTGCAAACAACTATTATGACACTCAATACTACTCTGATGTAACAGCAATATTTAACGATCAACCTGGTATGGTTAAAAGTTTTAATACTGTAAATTATGAAGGTACACAAACAAAAGTTACTCAAAACTTACAAGACAGCAACTACCATAACTTAACAGCTGTAGACGGTTGGTATTTAGATACTTTTATAACTGACTTACAAACTGGAAAAGTTACTGAATTTATAAATAAAGAAGGTAAGTGGTTTAATTATTTAAAAGGAGAAACAACTTCTTTAAGTAATTTAGATGGTTTAGAATTTTCTGTACAAGGTATAGGTAATCCATCTTCTGTAGTTCATGATGGTGATGCTAGTGGATCTGGAGGTTCTTATAAGTTATACGTTGAAGATAGTTCTAGTGGTACAGATGGTACTGGCTGGGACGATGGAAACACATACACATAAAATAACATGGCAATAAATAATTATTCTTTTTTATCAACAACAATAGGTGGTGGATTTCCTCAGACAGGTGGTAGTAGTATAAGTGGTAGTTACTTTACTTTTATTATATCTCCAGTAGGTGGTAATCCAGGCTCGCCAGTTGTTATAGCTGCAGATGATTTTAAAATTGGTAATGCTGCTGAAAACCCATCAGGTTCTAATATTTGGTTTGCTGGTAACGTAGACGCTTCTGTTGAAAAAGTTGAGTTTGTAGATTTAGCAACACCATATGATATTTCTAATACTGTTGAGGTTAGAGTTTACCTTTTTAGTGGCACCACAATGCCAAATGCAGATTTAACTGTTCTAGTAGATGTTGATTATACAACACCTACGTTTGGAGATGGTGACGATAGAAGCACCTCTATAGGTAGACCTATGTGTTTAAATTTATATCCACCAGCCACTACAAACGAATGTGACGGTAGTGGGGGAACAAACCCTGCTTACACTGGTATATCTAGTTTTGTTTTTACAACTTTTTATTTAACACCTACAGGCAATAATCCTGATGGATCGAGTGGAAATCCTTTTTGTAGTGGCTTTAACCACTATAGACTAAGCGGTACAATAACAGATCAACCAACAATGTTGTTTTATTTAGTTGCAATTGCTGACACTGGTTATTATTTTCCAGAACCAGGTATACAACCAATTATAAATGTTAACTCTCAAGGTTTAGATTTTTCACCTTATTGGAGTACAAACGATATAATTACTAGAAACGCAGACAATCAAATTACAGTTCATAAAATAGAGTTTTGGTACACACCACCAGATCCTCCTTTAGAAGACACAAGTGG